TAACAGCCGCTAACACTGTAGTCTGGTGGGGGCCGACCTCTTCCTTGGAAACATATGCCCAAGCTAACGCTAGGGTTCACAGGTCTGGACAGAAGCATCCGTGCACAGTTGTGCAGTTGCAAGGCTCTGCTGTGGAAAAGCGTGTTTACTCACTTCTCGATAACAGAATAGACGTACACACAAAAATGATAGATTTATACAAAGAAATACTTGACTAGGGTATTTTATACCACTAGAGTATAATTCTCGTTACTAGAGGAGAACGTAAATGACGGATCAATCCGACATCCCTGCGGACAAACTGACAAAAGCCTATATTAAACTAAGGGCAAAAAGAGCAGAGATATCCGCAAAATACAAAGAAGAAGATGGAGCGTTGGTGCGCCAACAGGAAATCTTAAAGAATGCGCTACTGGACTATTGTGAGAACCACAACGTCGAGAGTGTTAGAACCTCCGAGGGTTTGTTTTTCAGGTCTACTAAAACAAAGTATTGGACTAGCGATTGGGAGCAAATGTACGGCTTTATAAAAGAGCATGATGTACCTGAGTTCCTAGACAAACGTTTGAACCAGACCAATGTGAAACAGTTCTTAGAGGAAAACCCAGACGTTCTACCCAAGGGTATGAACGTAGACACAGAGTATGTCATATCAGTAAGGAAAAAATAATGGCAGAACCATTTGTACCAATAGAGGATTTGGCGAAGCATTTCGCAGTGTCCATTTCTACTATCCGTGCGTGGGTGCGGCAGGGGCATATCCCTAAATCCACATACATTAAGATCGGTAACACTTACCGTTTTAATAAAACTTCCGTAACCGAAGCCCTAACAGGTAAGGCCAAAGAAGCCGAACAGGCTGAAATTCGTAATGAGCCTGTAGAAGAACAGTTGGAATTTAACTTCCACGCAGATGCAGACATTTAAGCCAAAAAGGAGAACGACATTGGCAGAAACATATATTATTGAGGGCATTGAAGCCCTATGGCCGAGAGTAGATCAGACCTACGCGTTTGATAAAAAGGCCAATCGCAGTATGCCCTGTGGCCCACGCGATACCAACGCAGAGTTTTCTATACAATTCCGTATGGATAACCCAACAGCGAAAGCATTGTTAGCGGCTATGAGTGCTTGCTACTTAGCTAGTCGTGAAGACAAGTGGGCAGAGAAGTTGGCTAACCCGTTTGTTAAAGACGATAACGGTTCTATTACGCACAAAGCCACATTGAAGGGCGCGTATAACGGACAAGTCACAGACAAACCAGCCCAGTACGATTCACAGGGTAACACGTTAGCAGAAGACTTTCAGTTGACTACTGGCAGTACAGTGAACGTAGCTGTGCAACTTATCCCATATGATTTTGGGGGTAAGCAAAATGTATCTCTACGGCTCAAAGCTGTGCAGGTTATCAAGTATGTACCGATGGAACGCTCTAATCCGTTTGGTGCAGTAGAAGGTGGGTTTGTCGTGGACGATCCTAACCCTTTTGCAAGTAAGCCCGCTACCAACAATGTGTTGGAGATGAAACCTGCTGTCGAAGAAAGTGACGACATGTTTGAAGAGCCAGTTAAAAAGACCGCTACAAAAGCGGCTGTGGCATCTGCATCTAAAGGTGAACTAGGCGATATCGTGGACAGCATGTTCGACGATGATTGAGTTAAAATCCACGGCTATTTCGGTAGCCGTGGTAACTCTTATGGTATGAGTGGTGGTAATGAAAAATAAAAGGTTTTTAGATTTGGTGTTAGCGCACGAAGGGCAGTATTGCCTGTGGGCTTTGAAGGGCACCAAACCAAACGAACAAATAAAACAACAGTTTTATCCTTCTACAGATGACTTGCTACAGGCGGCGCGTGATCTTGATAACAACGGGTGGAACGCCTTCTTTGCGTTAGGCACGTATTTTGACAGTAGTTCTCGCACTGCAAACAACATGCAGTGGATGAAATCGTTTTTCCTAGACTTGGACTGTGGGTCAAATAAAGAGTTCCCGTCTCAAGCGGTGGCGATTGATGAACTACGCAACTTCTGTGAGAACAACGAACTTCCTACACCTACGCTTATAAACTCTGGGCGTGGTGTCCATGTATACTGGATACTATCCGAGCCTGTTTGCCGCGAAGATTGGTGGCCTGTAGCTGAACGGCTAAAGAAGTTATGTGCAGAGCAAGGGTTTGACGCTGACCCGTCTCGTACATCTGACGCCGCGGGTATACTGCGTGTACCAAGCACTCACAATTATAAATATGACGAGCCGCTACCCGTAGACTTTTACGGGGTAGAAGATTTCGACACCGTAGATTTCGATAAGTTTTCCGTTTTGCTTGGGGACGTACCGATACCAGTACCCCAGAGACGCGAGGCATCCGCGGTCAACGCGTTTAAAGATGCCATGTACCAGAACTATAGAGGTAGCTTCAAACGTCTGCTGTTAAAAACAAAGAACGGCACGGGCTGTAACCAGATAAAACATATAATAGTCAACCAAGATAGCGTATCGCATGACTTGTGGAGGGCAGGGCTATCTATAGCTAACGTGTGCGAGGATGGTGCAGAAGCCGCCCACCTTATGTCTGCAAAGCACGAAGATTATAACGTGCAAAGTACCTTACGTAAGATGGAAGACACAGGCGGTCCACATTTCTGCAGTACGATAGAACGTCTTAACCCAGAGGGGTGTGAGGGTTGCCCCAACAAAGGTAAGCTGACTACACCTGCGCAGTTGACCAAAGAAGTTAAAGAGGCAACGCCAGAAGATAATATTATAGAGGAAATAGATGGGGATAATACGAAGAGTATAACTATACCTACATTACCAACCCCGTATTTTAGAGGGCAGAACGGTGGCGTTTACTTGCGTGGCACTAACGCGGACGGAGACCCAGAAGAGGTTTGTATATACCACCATGACTTCTACATCACACGTAGGCTACATGACGTGGAGCTTGGGGAAGTTATAGCGTTTGCACTTCACTTGCCAAGAGACGGGGTGCGTGACTTTGTAGTGCCGCTATCCGCAGTTACTTCAAGAGAAGAGTTTCGCAAACACATGTCCATGCAGGGCATAGTAACTTTCGGAAAGGACGTAGATAAACTCATGGCATACACCGCCGCATGGATAAGAGAACTCCAACAGACTACTACCGCTAGTGAAGCACACCAACAGTTCGGGTGGGTTGACGATAAGAATATGGACGAGTTTGTGTTGGGCGATCAGCTTATCACAGCTAATAATATAGATTATAACCCACCCTCGGCAAAAACTTCGGGGTACATAGATAAGTTTAAACATAAAGGTGCTAAAGAGCGTAGTAGGGAGTTACTTGATTGGTACAACCGTGATGACATGGAACTACATCAATTTACCGTATGTGGTGGTTTTGGCACTATACTCATGCCACTTACGGGTTTGTACAGTCTAGGCGTACATTTGTTTGGTGAAACAGGTGGCGGTAAAACAACGGCTATGTACGCGGCGTCATCTATATGGGGCGATCCCCGTGGGCTAACAGCCACTGGTGGAGATACCGTTAACTCGAAAATGAACCAAGCAGAACTTATGCACAACATGATGCTAAACACAGACGAGTTGACAAACTTTACTCCTAAAGAGGCATCAACGTACGCGTACCAACTATCTGAAGGAGTACAGAAAAACCGTATGGCAGGTGGGGGCAACATAGAACGTGTTAGGGGTAAGCCTTGGAGGTTGTTGGCTTTTTCTACGGGCAACACAAGCCTGTACTCGCAAATGTCCATGTATAAAAACAACACTAAAGCCGAAATGCAGCGTTTGTTAGAGCTTAGAGTGGACGAGATGCCTCGTGTTATTGTCAATCAACAAGAAGCAGATGCGCAACTTAGGGACGTACAACTTAACTACGGTCATTTTGGGCCAGAGTTTGTGCAGTATGTCATAAATAACAAAGATGCCATTGCCGCAGATTACGCGCAGATAAAGGCCAAGTTAGATAAAGCGGCAGGGCTTAATAATGTCAACCGCTTCTGGTCTGGGGGGTGCGCGTCTATCTTAACTGGAGCTTTGGCGGCTAAACGTTTAGGTATAATATCCTATGACTTAAAGAAATTGTTTAAGTGGGTGGTTAATCAGTTAATACGAGTAAAAGCGTTTGTTGATGATAGCACGGCGTCTGTTCAGACATTGATTACAGAGTATACAACAGAGCATTGGGGTAGCATCCTAAAGATCAAGAGTACAGACACGGCACAAGCAGTCGATGGTATTGCTCCTATGGTTATACCCGATCAAAACCCAAGAGGTTCTTTGATTGCACGGTACGAGACAGACACAAATATGTTATACATAGTACCTAAACCGTTCAAGAAATGGCTTGGCGAACAGAAGCTAGACTACCTAAGTACCTTGGAGGGGATGCAAAAAGAGATGGGTGCTGTACGCAAACAGATGCGTTTGAGTAAAGGTACGAACTTCAACCTACCCCCAATACGGGCTATAGCAGTGGAGTTAAAAGGTTTTAATGGTTTATCAGAAGCCCCTGAGACTTGATGATCTTGCGCCCGATGGGGTTAAAATAGTAGTGGATTGGGACGCTATGGTTGCAAATGCCTCGGTCTTTATACCATGCGTGAACAACGTCAAAGCCGAGAAGCAACTGCTAGATATAGCACAACGCAAAAACTGGGATGTCGAAATACGTGTCCGAATAGAAAATGGAATGTTTGGGGTTCGCATGTGGAGAACTGTGTGATAGGTTACACATGACAAGCTCGACTATACTTGTCGTTCTCCTCCTGTGCCCCCGCCGTTGTGCGGGGGTCTTTTATTGTTTGTACCCATCTCGTAACATCTCTAAAGCATCACGGTACAGTGGGCTAAGAGTGACCCCGTTGTACATTTCCGCAGAAGTCTTGGCGTGTTGTTTCAGCGAGTTCTTTATAGACTTAGGTGTTATAGCCGCTTCGGGATGGCGTTCGTTGAATTTGTCTATCTTGTCGTACAACTCCATCTCTTCGTCAAAGTCTCCCATGCGCTGTGCTATGTACAGTTTCTTGTGCAGAGCAGATCGACGTTTTCCCACGGCAATGTCTATACCTTTGGATATACTGTTCTGTTCTTGACGGAATGTGTACTCCGTTGGAGGGAAACCCAAGGCTTGAGCAACTAATTCACCACCTGTCATATCATCGTAGATAGGGTCTTGGCGTCTTGTGAACGCACCACCTTGTTCTGCGTATCTACCAAACGTAGCTTTATAAGCGTTAGCCACACCTGCAGGAAGTATGTTCTCTATACCACGTTCGATGTCACCCTCAGAAGATAGTAAGTCAGAACCTCCACGGTACAGGCGGTTAGCTACACTCAGAGCTGGGCCACCTACGTAGAACCCTATAGTTTCTTCTAGGGACGGATCATTGTTGAATCTATTTTCTTGGATTAGCAATCCTGTAAGAGCCATACGACTTGCAACGTCTATACCCGCGAACTCAGTTATAGCACCTTTGTACCAACCTTCACCCATATACTGCCGTACCATTGTATCGAAATCTGCTTCTTCGTCATCTAAGAAGAACAAGTTAGCGATTAGTTTTACTGCTCCGTATAGGGGTAAACCCTGTACACCTGCGAAGAATAACGCCGATCCGTGCATACCCATAAGTTGTTTTAATGCGGCCTTGCGCTCGGGTGACCCTTCTTTACCAAACAACTTACCTTTGTCGCTATCCATAGCGGTCTTGGCTGTCTTCAACATGGTGTAGTACATCTGTAAACCGTAGTTTTTGTACATAAACGCAACGCGACCTATACCTTCCCGCGCAATACTAGGAGCAGTCTCTAAGAATGTACCGCCGTTAGTTTGCTGTGTATCGTATATAGCCATCTGCACCGCTTCTTCTATTTGCGCTGCGCTAGGGTTTTTAGTCTTGCCCTTTGTTACACTGTCCAATGCTAGGTTAAAGGAAGCCATCAAGGTTACTTGGCGGTTAAGTTGTTCTGCGTGGTTAAACAACCAAGCGGATAGCACCGATGCGTTGTCTACAGCGTTACCTATCTTACCGCCCTTTTTGATGCGGCTAGTTTCGTTCAACCCCATAGCTTCCGCTAGAAAACCTTGACCCAACAGGCCACGCTTCGATGCAGTTTGCACCAAGGCTTCCATGTTACGTAGTTCGGCTTCTTTACCTTCAGGTAGTTTTAAACCTTTCTTCAGGGTAAAGTTACCTTTGTCAGATATATCGTAGAAGTCTAATATAGAGTTTGTTCCACCGCCACGTTTTCCTCCCAGCAGAGTATTACCGTATGCGGCTTTGATCGCAGAGTAAGTTTTGGTGTATCCGTATTGACCACCCAAGAAAGGCGCAACGAACAACGGGATTTGTGATAAGTTGACCAGTGCAGAAGATGCGTTGAAGCCGATAGTGTAGATAAACGCGGTTTGGTTCAGCCTACGTGCGACTTCCTCCAAGTTCTTTTTATCAGCACCTTTTCTCGCAAATTCAGCGCGGTTGAGCAATTCGTTCTGCACGTCACCGAAGGCGGCAGTAAGTCTTTCAGCGCTTTTACCAACGATACTCTTAGCTTCTGGTACAGCTACTTGTTGGAACTCTCTTAAATCTTGTTCGTATTGCCGTAGCAGAGCGCCATATTTTAACTTGGCTGTTTGGCTTGCTAGACTGTAGCCCTTTGTCTTGAGAGCATACACAGAATCCTGCATGTAGCCCGGGGTTCCCTGACGTTTCTGCAATGACTTAGCAAACGATGTCTCGGGTAAGGAGTTTAAGAACAGTTTTAAAATCTGATCTCGTACGTCTTTGTCCACACCCTTACTTTCTAATATGTTCAAGGTGTCGTACGCAAAGCTAGGGTCCACACCCGTACCTCTGAACGTGTTCGAAGTTACCTCATCGACAATCTCTACATTCTTGTAGTCTTTGTTTGCCCTAAACTGTTTAGCCGCGTCTTCGCGTTCTGCGGCAGTCGTGAATGTCTGCACTACACTAGCTTCTCGTGCAGACTTAGGGTTCTTAACCTCATAACGTAACACGTAGTCGCCTTCACGCATAAGCGGGAAGTACACATCTAGCTTACTAGAATCAAATAGTTTGGCGAATATGTCTTTTTTAAGTTTAGCAGAAGCGTCAGGGTCTTGCACCAACTCGTCAATTTGCTTGAGCACAACAGCTTTTAGCTTGTCGTACTGATCTTTGTATACAGCCCGCATATCGTTGTATGCTTTCTGCCCGTCTTTGCCCATAGCGTTCCAATCAGCACGTTGAGCGTTCCATACTTCCAACAGATCATTGTTATCGTTGTCCGTGCGCGGGCTACCATCTTTATTGATGTACGCACCTTTTGGTTTTGTCGGGTCTACTTGGTATATGGTAGCACCGTAGTCATTGCTGTAGATCAAACGATCTAGGGCTTCTTTGCGTTTCTGCGCCGCTTCCGGTGTGCCTTTACCTAGTGTGGTCAGGATAGCGCCTATTTTTCTCTCGATTATTTTGTTGGCAGTTTGTATCTCACCACGTTGGTTCGCTACAAGTTCGTCTAGTTTGAAACCCATTCTGCCCAACCCAACAGATTGCGCTATATCTCCAAGCCCCTGCAGGCCAGTTAATTTTAGTAGCAGGTTCTTAGATTTCTTGGAGAACCCTTCGGTTAGGAAGTCTCTCGCGTTGTATCCAAACTGTTTGCGGCTGTCAGCGTTTATAGATTTCTGCGTTGCTTGAACTGCTTCTTTTGCAAACTTCTTAACACCGTCTGCAGAAGTCATCATCGCCATTTGGTTAGCGTTTCTGTATTGTGGTGCAGGTGCCAACAGGCCATCCACAAGTGCGTCAACTTGCTGTAGAGCCGTTATGTTAGTAGATTTTATGGACGGCACAAACTTACTGAAGAAGTTCTGCATGATGTTGCGTAGCCTTTGCAACGCAGTAATAGGTTCGCCCTTGATGTTTATACTAGCCAAATCAGAGCGGAACTCTGGGTTGCTCATCGCTTCGGACAAGAACTCGTCTACGTTCTGTGCGCCATACGCACTACCAAGGTAGCCTTGTATATCTTTAAACAGTTTCTTGGTGTCTCTGGCGAACGCACTCTTCGGGTCAGCCAATGATGCAGACATCCCTGCATGAGACATCTCGTGCATTATAGTATGGGTGTTGATACCAGCATCCGCGTCAAGCGATATGGTGTTAGTCTTTGGATCAAACAACCCTGCAACAGACCTACCATCTTCAGCCTTCAGGTTTTTCTTCACTACTAGCTTCGTGTCACCTGCTACAGCGGCGAACCTTCTGGCTAATTCTTGTATTTGTTTTACAGGATTTGTACGCGCCACATTTGATAGCACATCGCCCAAGTCACCTTTTTCAACTGCCTCAACTACGGCAGGGTTCATAGGTATGTCTAGCCCTACCACTGCGCCTAAATCCAAAGCCATACGACCAAACGAAGGGTCGTCCATAGCTTTTTCAACTGCAGCTTTGTTGGGGTACAAGTCAGGATAATCTTTGACCAACTCTTTCGGGTCAGCGTAACCACCTACGATAGCCGCTTCTAAACTCTTACGATCTTGTAGTATGCCCTTTTCGTACGCATCCATAACACGATCAGGTCCACCTTCAAACACTACAGTGCGAACTTGGTTTAGCTGTATTTCTCTGGCACGACGATCTAGTTTTTCGTTGGCTTCTTTACTTAGGTTAGCCCGTGCCCACGCAACTGTCCTATCTGCAGATGAAAGCTCTCCTTTTTTGGTAGGAGTACCACCCATAGATTTTCTAGCTTTTACGTCTAGCTTGTTAGCGGCGTCTGTATCTTTTACTATGTTACCTTTTTTGTCCTTGTAGGTAGTCGCTTGTTTGGCAAGAGGCGTAGCGCTTATCTGATCGTAAAGTGCCATACTAAGCCCATCAAACGGGTTCGGATACGCACGTAAATATGCAACAACAGGCGCGTCTTCTTTTTTACTTTTGTCGCTCTTGGTAGAACCTTGTAAAATTTTGTTCTTTATCTTCTTGTTATCTGGGTCACCAAATGGGTTGGTCGTTGGAATCTCTTGCTTACCACCAAACACTGCTTTTACTTCGGCAGGAGTTTCTTCTTTATACAAACGAGCAACTTGTTTAGCCTCAGATTCTTTTGGTTTAGGACGTGCGACACCTTTAATCCCTGCAGGAATAGGACCACGTTTAGCGCCTTTCGGTGTTGCTTTTCCACCTAGTGTATTACGGCGCGGCGTTGCTCCGTCACCAATGACTCCATCACCAAGCACAGGTGATCCCATTCTTCCGTCGTCAAATGTTGTAGGCTTTCCGGCACTACTAACTCCGCCATCTCTGTCATTTGCACCGCCTCGTCTATTACTCGCAGGGCTAGCTCTACCTCTTCTTGGGTCAAGGTTTTTAACATCGGCTTTCCCTCCTTCAGGCACGGTTAGTTCAGATATATCAGTGGGTATGCTCGTAGGTTCTACAAGTGGTGTTATACCTTTCGGTGCTTTCTTGGGTTGTCGTAGGTCACCACGAAACGATAGTTGCTCTGGACGTTCTTGATCCTCACGGCGACGTGCTTTAGGGGCTACTCGCCCTTGCATGTCTTTCAAACCAATCTCAGTGTCTACATCAATATCTTCTTGTTTTTGGCGTGCAGTTTCTTTGGCTTTCCTTATGGTTGCACTAGCGTCTTGCGTGCCAACTTGCGCAGCATTAAATAAATCTCGCTGCAGTAGTTCACGATCTTGTTCTATAGTGGGTTGTGTAGCTACCTCTGGTGCAGGGGTAGGTATGTTTTGTAGTGAACGCCCTCTAGGGTCACGGCGTGCTTGTTCTAATTCCAAAGCAAACAAATCAGGTTGCTCAAACGCATCTACGTCACCACGTTCTGCGGCTCTTAATGCTTCACGTTCTCTGGCTGCATCTTGCGATAACGCACTCTCACGTCCTGCAAGTGCACCAATACCGCCTTTGGCATTAGCTATAGCAGCATCAAACCTAGCTTTGTCTTGTACAGGGCGCGGTGCAGCGTCTAATGCTGCTATACCATCTGGCAAATCTGTTTCTTGAGATAACGCAGGTTCAAAACGTGTGCCCTCTAATACATTAGACACAGCCTCAAAAGGTATAGCTCCTGTTCTTGTAGCTTCTCTCAGGTTCCTAAACGTCTCTGAAGATACTTCGCCTGTACCCTGTAGTTCTGCTCTAGCACGTTCAACAACTTTCATAGCTTCCGCACGGGCATCAGCTCTTTGATCTCGAGTAGTCGCCTGTCCTTCGCCACTATCTAATCGTATACCAAGATCATCTGGTCCTGTTAGCAACTGCTGCTGCATACGATCTACAAGATCAGGCTCTTGAGTCCCTTCAAAGTCAAACTCTGCTTGACGAGTATCACGTTCTACTGGCCTTTCTGGAGCTTGTCCTAAGTCGGCACGAGGGAACATCTCACCTTGTTCGCCTTCAAAATTAGTTTGTAGTCCCGCTTCTGGTGCTTGTCCTAAGTCTTGATCAGGAAACAATTCTTCTTGAACTGCTTCTTCTACGGTTGTACCACCTGTAGTACCACCTCTAGTTCTAGGTGTAACAAGTTCTAGCGTGCCTTGAACAATAGCGCCGACTGTACCGCCGAGTGCTGATTCTTCACCCGTACCTTCAACGAGGCTTTGATCTGGTTTGTAGACTTCACGAGCGATAAGGTTCTGTGCAATAGAGGATACAGCTTCCTGCCCTGCTTCGATACCGCCTTGCTCTACGATACGTACAAGCGCATCAGTAATATTCTTTTTCTGTGCCTTGTTAATAACTGATAAGAACTTAATAGGTAGGAGTTCTAAAGCACCGGGAATTACACCCAAAGCTGCGGCTAAACTACGATCTTCTACAGAAGCGCCTTCGGCTCTTGCACGTTCACTTGCTTCACCTGCACCCGCTGATACGGCTAACCCAACACCAGCTACAGGGTTTAACATAGTTGTACCTGCAAGCCCTACAAAAGAACCTGTGGCTTCACTAACTTTGCGTGGGATACTTTCTTCTAGGTTAAAGTCTGGGACTACATAGTCCTGCACCGCACCGCCCACAGCTTTGATACCGTCACGAACTACATCTTCTGCACCTTCAGGTAGTAACGCGGCTAGACCCAACGCACCAGACTCGACCATGCCCGCGGCACCACCGATAAGTCCTTTTGGAATCTCGCCAAAATAGTCCCCTACTGTTGGCTTTCTCCTGCGAGCAATGTCACCTGCTACTTCTTGCTTTGTACCGTAATAGTTTTCTAACCCAGCACGTAACCTACGCTCGGGTTCACGGTTTTGCTGCTCTATAGTGTTGTTGTATATAGAAACAATTTGTTCTTTAGTAGCTCCAGACGGACCTTCTACTTGAATCTTGTTACCACTACGGTCAGTTAGTTGGTATAACGGCATTATACGGCCTTATTCTTCTAGTGTTTCCATTTCCACATCGTCAACCTTTAGACGGTCAGGTGTACTCCCCACCGCAGTATTAGCGGCACGTATTTGCTGTATACGTCTATTTAGTGTAACCATATCTGCATAGTTATCTGCGAAAGACGTGAACATACCTGTTAATGTTTCTATAGTAGCTCTCTTAATCTTGTTAAGTTCCGCTTCTACACGAGCGTACTCCACTCGGTTTTCGGTTTTTGATAGCTGCATAAGCTGCCGCTCCAACGCCATAGCCTGCGGGTTACTTTGCATAGCTTCTGTAATCATAGTAGTTACAGTCTTGGCTCTTGCGTCCGCTAACTTCTGAAGCTCTACCTCGCTAGTAAACAACTTTTCGTTTAGTTTTAGTCGCTCTTCGGATTTAGCTTTTGCTATCTCTAGTTGTTGTTCTACGGCTTTTGCACGGGCTTCGTTTTCGTCTTCTGACATAGATACGTTACGTTTAACTTGGTTGTTAACGTCGTCTGCGTTTATCTTCACTACTTCACGTAGCATACTGCCTTGACGATCTAGCGCATCACGAGCAGCATTGAAGTTACCTTCAGCTACATTCTGCTCAAACTTTTTGTTTATTGCGTTAACTTCGTTAGTTTCACGTTGTCCCTGCAATGCACGATTTTCTGCTCTAGTTAGTATACCCTGCATTCCAGCTAGACCCGCAGCGCGTTGTGCTCCAGCGCGTGACGCAGCGTTCTCACCTGCAACAGCGCCATAAGATGCTATACCTGTATCAGTGGTTACGCCTGTATCTTGTATACCTCGTAATGTGCCAAGACCTTCGCTTCTGCGTTTGTCCTGCCCTAACTGTGCGTCTACATAAGCTGCGCCAATACCACCTGCACCTCGACGCCCCCCTGCTAGGGTTTGCATACGAGCTAGTTTTTTCAATCTGTCAGGGTCTAGTGTCTCCGCTTGCAACGCACGTTCGTCTGCTTCTTGCTGTTCGTATATTTTAGCTTTTCCTGAACGGTCAAAGTAAGCGTCAGAGCTTGCACGCGCACCACCTAATGCTCCTTGGACATCAACCTTTGAATCCGCTTGGTATTGTGCAGACAGTGCGTCCGCTATTCCTTGTTCATCTTCGGTGTACGGGGCTGCTACAGCTTCTAATGGCGCAGCTTCTAAAGCAGATACGTTCGCCATAGTAGGAACTTGTCCCGCTTGATCGGTCATCGCTGTAATAGACGCGGCTAACGTTGATTTATCTGCTTCAGCAGGCTTCACAGTTTCGTATGATGTATCTACATCTTTGAAGAAATCTTCTTGCTCCGCAGGTAGAAACGTAACGCTGCCCGCTTCAGGTTTGTCTAATGTAGGGTCTGCGTTAACTTGGTCTGAAGTAACAACAGCATTAGTATCAGTTTCAATAACCTCAGAGCTATCACTTACGGGTAGTGCGGGCAAAGCGTTAAGTGCTTCTGCACTCATGCTAGATTGAAAGTTTGCATCAGCTAATTCTAACAACTGTGCTTCGTCTAACCCGTCTGCTACGTCTAAAACACTTTTAGCATACGCACGTTGTTCATCTGATTGAGAACGTAAACCCCCAACAGGAGAAGCAAACAAACCGTACTTTGTTTTAACGCGTTGCCTCAACTGCTGCAGAGCCATGTCTTTGCCTATACGACCCACTAAGGCATCAAAAGAACGCTTAAATGGTGATGAAACTCCTTCACCTTCTGCAAAAGATACAATACCGCCTGCGGCCATCCTACGTGGCCCTCCCGGCTGTTGAGCCGCTTGTGCCATACGTGCGCCAGCTAAACCTCCCGCTTGTGGGTTAACAGGTGGACGTGCTGGAGGTCTTGCTCCACCGCCCATTAGACCTGCTAGTCCTCCTTGAGGAGCCTGCCCTGCGCCCTTTGCCATACGCTGCATATTCTTTTGCTGCATGGCTTGCTTTTGGTCTAACGTGCCTTTTGTACGTCCCGCTAGCTCTCCAAGCGTACCACCCATCTCCTGCTTTGTTAGCTCTAGGGCTTCTTGTTCGCGCTGCTGTGCTATAGTGTTAGGATTCTGCTGTGCCTTCAACTGCATATCTGCAGCGACTTGCTTCTTTTCAGACGTAAGTTTTTGCAACGCCAACAAGTCCAGAAGTTCTTTGTTCTGCCCATACCGTTGTTGCAGCTTCTGTGGATTGCCTCGGTAAGCATCCATGCGTTGTTCTACTTGTGCGTCTAAACCGCCGTCGCCTAATGCCATATTAGTCCCCTATTATCCAAACAAGCCTTCAAGGAACCCTTCAAGGTCACTAGCGCCTGTTGACATTTTTTGTAGTAATCCCGGTTCTTCATACTGCACTGTTTGTGCACCAATCGGTAACCCTTGCAGAAGCGACTGCATATACTGCACTTGCTTGTATGGGAAATCACGTTCTTCTTCAAACTGCAAACGATCTGCCGTAATACCTTCGGATTCTATACCCCGTTGTACGGCACCCATATCTGCTAGGGATTGTAGTCCCTGCATACCATACAGGTTTGTTTTGTCTTGCGCGGTCATGGTGCGATCTTGTGCAGTGTTAAACTGTTGTAACCCTCTATCGTACGCGTCCGCGTAACCCTGTCCTGTTATGGCAGATAGGTTTTGACCTAAGTTTCTATTAGCTTCCGCATTGAATAGCGCTTGCGCTGACCCGCCATACGCCCCTGC